CTCATGCCTTACAAAAATCCAGAAGACCGTCCGTCGTACGCAAAGTACGAACAGAAACCAGAAATCATTAAAAAAAGAGCCGCTCGAAACAAAGCACGCGCAATGCTTATAAAAGAAGGGCTTGTACACAAAGGAGATGGAAAAGATGTCGACCACAAAAAGCCTCTTTCAAAAGGCGGCGCAACAGTTCGAGGCAATCTACGCGTCAAATCTGCATCAGACAACAGGAGCTTCGAGCGTAAATCTGACCACAGTATCAAGCGGTAGCCGCGTAAAAATTGCAGACTGTGCACTACACGCCAAACTTGTTGTTGAAAGTGAAGTCACAACGGCAATGCTTGACTCCGAAGCGTTCAACATCCCCGTCAACAGACTAATTGATTTGTGGGTAGCACGTTATGGAAACAAGTGGATAGACCTAACTGAGCTAGAGGACGATGAGTTCTTTAACACAGCGTTCAAGAGACTTAAACAACTCGGAGAAGTTGAAGTCCATTTTTTAACAGATAGAGCGCGGTATGTATGCCGCATGCCAGAGCAATAAAAGGAGAAGCAAGTGGGAAAAATGAAAACATTGGGTGAAGACCTGAAAGAAAAACTAGAAGCGTACGCTAATGCAGGTATGGGCATGGGAGTGCAGCAAGCTATGCAACAAGCACAAGTAACGCACAACATACAAGCAGCACAGCAGATGAATATGTATGGGGCAGCGCGAGCACAAAAAATAAAATCAAGAATAGTAAGCAACATGCGCGGCGTAGACGACCCCAACCAACGCGAGGCGTATGCCATCCCGCTATCAAGACTGGTAGATATGTGGCGTGTAAAGTTTGGCGACTTGTGGGTAGACGTGTCTGAGATAGATGACGAGTTCTGGTCGGACGCATCAGGAAGACTTCACAGAAATAAACTCATGGAAGAAGTTGAGTTCCACGCCAGCAACACGCCGTGGGCGCGACTGAAGGAAAATGCGTAATGGAAATAATTGACAACAAGGCGTTGGTGTTACGCACACGCGACCCGAGCAAGTACAGCATCATTCCAAAGCACAAAGTAATCGGTGAAGAAGATGGCATCTACCAAGTTGCTGTTTACTGGGGGCTTGACGAAAGTCGTGTATTAAAAAACCTTGGTGTGAAAGATGTTCCGTCTCCAATCAAGGGACGCTATGGATGGCCGGGCAAGCACAAGCCTATGGATCACCAAATTGAAACAGCGGCGTTCTTGACGCTACATCGCAGAGCATTCTGTTTCAACGACCCCGGCACTGGTAAGACGCTTGCTGCCTTGTGGGCGGCTGACTACTTGATGGAACGCAGTGAAGTGCGCAGAGTGTTGGTGCTGTGCCCGTTGTCAATCATGCACAGTGCGTGGATGGGCGACATCATGAAAAGCACAATGCACAGAAGCGCCATCGTTGCCCACCATCAACAAGCATCGCGTCGCATAGAGATGATTCAACGTGACTACGAAATCGTCATTGCCAACTACGATGGGTTGAACCTGATTGCTGATGAGATACGTAATGATGGGCGCTTTGACTTGGTGATCGTCGATGAGGCCAACGCATACAAGAACCCATCAACACGGCGTTGGAAGGCGCTGGCATCCATCATCAAACCTGAGACATATCTGTGGATGATGACAGGCACTCCAGCATCACAGTCGCCTGTTGATGCGTACGGCCTTGCACGATTGGTTAACCCAAGCGGTGTGCCCAAGTTCCAAACAGCGTGGCGCGACAAGGTGATGAACAAGATAACCATGTTCAAGTGGACACCCAAAGACAACGCAAGGTCGCTTGTGTACGAAGCGTTGCAACCAGCAATCCGTTTCACAAAAGGGCAGTGCCTTGACTTACCGCCAGTCATCACAGTAACGCGTGAAGTACCGATGACACCGCAACAGAACAAGTACTACAGGCTGTTGAAAGAACAGATGATGGTGCGTGCGGCGGGAGAAATAATCAGCGCAGTTAACGCCGGTGTTGCGGTAAACAAGTTGCTACAAATATCATGTGGTGCCGCCTACACAGACGACAGGGAGGTTGTTGAGTTCGACGCATCTCCGCGTTTGCATGTGCTCGACGAAGTGCTTGAGGAGACAGAACGTAAGGTCATAATCTTCGCGTTGTTCCGCTCCAGCATAGCTACCATCGTTACGCATCTGACCAAGCAGGGCTATGCCGTGGGACAAATTCACGGCGACGTGAGCGCCAGCAAGCGTGGGCAAATCATTGGCGACTTCCAGACCACTGACAAGATACGCGTGCTTGTCTTGCAACCACAAGCAACCGCCCACGGGATTACCCTAACTGCCGCTGACACCGTGGTGTTTTTTGGCCCGCTGATGAGCGTGGAGATGTACACACAGTGTATTGCCCGCGCAGATCGGAAAGGTCAAGACTCTGACAAAGTTACTGTGGTACACATTGAATCAAGCCCTATTGAGAAAAAACTATTCACGGCAATGGCCGGTAAAGTAAACGACCACAAGTTGTTGGTTGATATGTTCGACAGCGAAGTTAAAAATATTTAAAGAAAGGAGTTGTGTTTGGTTTTGTTCCGTGTATGATGTTAAACGTTAGACAAAAAAACAGGAGAAGCAAATGACTGCAACAGTCGATGATGACGCTCCCCCGCAAGAGGAGAGCAATGAATTGGCCACTGTCCCAATGGACAAGTTGGCAAAGGTGTACCGTAAGATGGCGGCTCGAATTCAAGAGCTGACTCAAGCGTACGAAAACGAAGTTGAGGAAATCAAACGGCAGCAAGACACCGTGAAGATTGCCCTCAAAGATCAGATGCTTGCACTGGGCGTGTCCTCTGTGCGCACTGACCAAGGCACTGTAGTGTTGTCCACAAAGACACGCTACAACACACAAGACTGGGATTCATTCAAGACATTCGTGCTTCAACACGAAGCCGTTGATTTGTTGGAGAAGCGTATTGCGCAGACCAATATGGCAACATTCCTTGAAGATAACCCCGGCCTCGTACCACCCGGATTGAACTCATTGACTGAGTACGCAATCTCTGTTCGCAAACCAACCAAGTAATCAGGAGAAATATCACATGACCAATGTGACGCTTTTTAACAAAGCAAACGTACCAGCGTTTGCAAAGAATCGTGAGGGCTTGTCCTCAGTAGCCAAAGCTTTGGCTGGCAACAACGTAGATACCACCAAGCGTATCTCAATCAAGGGCGGCGTGTTCCGCTTATACAGCGGCGGTAAAGAAATTGCCTCAATCGAAGAGCGCTATCTGGACGTTGTGTTCGTTGCCGCCGCGCCTGAAATCGGACGCGTGTTTTATGCCAAGGCATACGATGGCGAAGTGTCTGCGCCTGACTGCTGGTCTGCTGATGGTAAGACCCCGTCTATTGATGCTGGCAACAAGCAGCACTCCAGTTGCAAAGACTGCCCACAGAATATTGCAGGGTCTGGTCTGGGTAACAGCCGCGCATGCCGCTACCAGCAACGCGTTGCTGTAGTGTTGGCCAACGACATGGAAGGCGACATTCTTCAGTTGACGCTGCCAGCCAAATCAATCTTTGGTGATGGCGAAGGTGAGAACCGCCCATTACAGGCGTACATCAAATGGTTGATGGCGCAACAAGAACCAATCGACCCCAGCTTGGTTGTGACACGCTTGAAGTTCGATACCAAGTCGGAAAGCCCCAAGCTGTTCTTCAAAGAGATGCGTTGGTTGAACGAAGACGAGTACGAAACAATCGTCAAGCAGTCTGACTCACCAGAAGCCAAACGCGCTATCGCAATGTCAGTGCCCAAGCAGACTACTGTGTCTGCCCCAGCGCCTCTGGCTATTGCTGGTAAGCGTCCTGTCGTGGTTGAGGAAGCGGAGGAAGAAGAACCCCCAGCACCCCCACCCAAGGCAAAGAAAGCCAAAGCCGCGCCTGTCGCAGAGGAAGAAAGCGAAGAGCCTACTGTGCGTAAGGAAGAGAAGAAACCGAGTTCCGTGCCTGTCAAGAAATCAAACTTGGCGGCTATGGTTGACGATTGGGAAGAAAACTGAGGAGGACGGGGCTTCGGCCCCTCACAACATGGCTTACTCACAACAAACAATAAACATGGTCATGAAAGCGCCTAAGACGTTGGGTAACCAACTGGGGCGCTGGGCTGTTCACCACAACTTCTCTGTCGTACGAATCTCTCAAGCACTTGGCGTTTCACGCCAATCTGTTTATAACTGGTTCGGTGGTGGTGAAGTGTTTGTAGCTTACCGACCAGCGGCAAGCTCACTTCTCAAAATTCTACAAACATCAAGCACAGCCGATGAGGCTTGGAGAAAAACATGCAAGGCGTTCAACCTAAACAACTGAGCAACAACGAACTTCTACGTTACACATACATTATTGGTTTCGACAAAGTCACGCCTGAGTGGGTTGAGACACTTGTTGAACGCTTGGCTGACTTGATTGATGCCCGCGAGAAAATCTTCCAAGATGGGTTTGAAGAAGGTTTTGAGCAAGGCGTAGAACACGCAAACGACGACTTCAAATAAACCAAAGGATAGACATGACTCCGCTCGAGTTCCTAGCGGTGGTTTTGCCGTCTTCGGGTTTAGGCTCGTACTGTGCGGTAGAACTCACAAGAAAAAAACAACATGTGTTCAAGGACACAATTGAGGAACTGCAACCCCACATAGACAGTTGGAACGCTGACCATTGCGACATCTTCTATGCGGTTTCTTGTTTCAACGGCAACAAGCGTGAGGCTGACAAAGCCACGCACATAAAGTCTTTCTTTGTTGACTTGGATGGTTACGCATCAAAAAAAGAAGCTGTGCTGGCGCTGGACGCATTCATGGTCAAGGTCGGGCTGGACAAGCTTGGCAAGCCGTGGATTGTTGGTTCTGGTGGTGGGCTTCACTGCTACTGGCCGATCACACGCGACATGACGATTGCTGAATGGCGACCTGTTGCGCAGAACATAAAACTTCTGTGCAAACAAGAAGGCATGGTCATCGACATGAATGTCACCGCAGATGCGGCGCGGTTGATGCGTGTGCCGGGCACTATGAACCATAAGAAGAAGTATGCCGTACCACTTCCTGTAAAGCTGTTGATGGAAGGCGACCTGTTTGACTTCGATGCGTTTGCTGAAGTCATAAACACCAACCTCAAAGAAAAAGCAGTGCCGCAACCTGACCCGATCATGTTGCCGGGGGCGAGGCCGAAGAATGCCAAGACTGCCGCTCAAGTAAAGATGATGCAGAACAGCCGCACAATCTTTGATGAGTTCCAACCGCACTGCGCCCAGATTGCTGACTATGTCGCCACCGCCCAAGAGGACGGCAAAGAACCTATCTGGAGAGCGTTGCTGTCGTGGGCGAAGGTCTGTGATGATGGCGCTGAGAAAGCTGTGTGGTTGTCTGAGTTGCACCCATACACGTCGGACAGGATGAATCAGAAGTTGGCTGAGATAAAAGGGCCGTACTCCTGCGCGGCAATGGACTCTCTGAACCCCGGCATCTGTACCGCGTGTCCGCACTGGGGGAAGATCACAAACCCGTTGATTCTTGGGCGTGAGATCAGAGCTGACAACACAGAGAAGGTCATCCCGATGACCACTGTAAGCGAAGACTTTGTTGAAGAAGAGTTCTTTGCGCTTGAGGATGCAGAAGACGGCGATGCCCCAGAACACATTGACGCAGTTAAACGCCCAATGCCACCACGCGGTTACAGCTACGGCGAGAACGGCGGCGTGTACTTCGTCAAGACAGAAGAAGATGAGGACGGCAAGAAATCCAAGAAGACTGTTCAGCTTGTTCCGTACGACTTGTTTGTGGTTGACCTGCTCAAGATGGAGGACGACCATCTGGTTCACATGGCCGCTGTGCGTCCCGAAGGCGTGTTCACACTTAACTTCCCACAGAAATCAATCGTGAGCAAAGACGAGACGCTCAAATGGTTAGCTAGTCAAAACATCGTGTGCACATTTGCGGGCTTCGATAAACAGCTCTATGAGTATGTCCGCGCCTGTGTAGGCGAGGCATCGCAGTCCAAGAAACCGATTGTTGTCCCGTACCAGTGTGGCTGGCAAGAGAACGACAGCTTTGTTTACAACCACCGCGTGTTCAGTAAAGATGGTGGAGAGACCCGCGTCCCGATGCCCGGCCTTGAGAACATCAACCGCAACACATCTGGGGCTGGCAGTATCGATAAGTGGCGTGAGTTGTGGCAAACCATATTTGTCAACAAACCAAACATGGAGACGGCGTTAGCTGTGTGTCTGGACTCGTTCGGTTCGCCCTTGATGCGGTTCACTGAGTATGAGGGCTTCGTGTGGCACATCGGCTCACGCCATTCTGGTACTGGTAAGTCACTGGTTCTGAGTGCGAAGGCTGGCGTTTGGGGACACCCACTGCGGTACAGGACAGGCAAGGGAACATCTCCGGTTGCGATGCAGCAACGTGCGGGTCTGCTCAACAGCATGCCGCTTCTGATTGATGAGATTACAAACACCCAACGTGCCAACATGGAATGGGCACCAACGTTTATCTTTGACTTTGCTGAAGCGCAGGGCAAGGAGCGTATGGAGTCCGGTGCGAACAAGGAACGCATCAACAACACGACATGGAAGACAACCTGCACCATGACTTCCAACGAAAGCCTGACAGACTATATGGCAGGGGCAAGGAAGTTCAGTTCAAACGGTGAGCTTTTGCGTATGCTGGAATGGAATCCAAACATTAAGCTGGAATGGACTCCGCAAGAACGTGAAATCTTGTTGCAGATGAAACACAACTACGGCGTAGCTGGTGAAGCGTGGATTAGATGGCTTACAAAGAACCAGCACATAGCAGAACAGGTTGTGAAGAAAACACACAAGCACCTGAAAAAGGTATTGAACTTTGACGACGACGAACGCTACTGGCATGCTGGCTGCACCGTTATTGTTGCGGCTGCTGTGCTTCTTCGCAGAGACTACGCCAATATCATTGATGTAGAGGTGCAGAAAGTCATTGACGCTCTCAGAGTCATTGTTGAGAAAGCCCGTGGAATTATCCGTGGCAGTGTGCGCACCGCTGAGGATGTGTTGAATGCCTACACCGGAGACAACTACGGAAGCTTCATCATTATCAAGAAAGCTGAAGGCCGCCTTATGGCTGCATGGGGGGATGGTGAGGCTGTTGACAAGTCACTCACCCGATCAAAAGTACTTGGGCGTGTTGAGCACGGGACGCTTGCGGAGGGGTTCAGGGAGTACTACATTGAGGAACAGCTTCTCAGGAAGCACTGCGTCAGCATGAGTTTCAGCTACGACGACTTCAAGAAGCAGATGGAGAAGATGTTCCGCGTTAAGTATTCCAAGAAAGATATGCTGGGCAAGACCAACGGCCCGTCCATGCGTGTCAACGCTATGCACATAACTTTTGAGGAAGAACAGTTCAATGGAAACAATCTATCCGTGGGCGACACTTAAACCGGGGGAGGGGTTTTTTGTTCCCGGTTTAGATGTTGAGAAAGTAAAGGAATTGGGGCTACGCGCCTCAATTCCCTACAAGTACCGCACCCAAGCTTTTGTTGGCATCAGAAAGGGGTTGCTAGGCGTATGGTTTTATCGGAAACCTCTCTCACCGTTTGAGCAACGGCGATCTTTATCTTCCTGATTTTATCAAGCTGCTCACGCTTGGCTTCAGGTGACATGTTTGATGCCGCAATCGCCCGTTCAGCCTGAGTGAGTTTGTTCATGTCGCTCTTAAAGCTGTACGCCATTTCCGCCTGCAAGTACTCGTTACCTCGTCTTTGCAACAACGCCTTGGCTTCCGACATGCGTCCCTCTTCAACCATCTTGTCGAACGACTGCTTGACTTTGATGTTTTCGTTCATGCGCTCATACACGCTGTTGATGATGCCCCCAGCGTCATTTGGTTGGAACGCACCGCCAAGAATTGGGTACTCCGACAAACGTTTAACGGCTTTCTCAGGACTCTCATCCGTAGGCGCGGCCACACTCAGTGCGTGCATGAACGCAAGCCCCATAGTGCCGGTGTAGCCGCTGACAAGTTGTTCAAACACAATTGGGGATATGCCAAATGCTTTACCAATACCTTTGGCCAACTCGGATGTGTTGGCGCGGAACTGTTCTTCAGGCAACAGCTCTTTCTCCCGCGCAGACAAGATGTCCCGACCTGTGTAGAACGATTTGCCAAGACCTGCCTCGATGGCAGGTTTCATGATCTGTGGGATGCCGTAAGACGAGCCACCGGGAATTGTCTGGAGAAGGATTTGTTTGAAAGCTTTGACTGCTTCCTCACCACCGTGCTCACTGACCATGCTGTTGTACAACGCCTCGGGCAACGCTTTGAAGATGTAGCCAATTTCAAAAGGCACAGGCAGTTTGATGGGTTCGTCTAAACCCGGCACACGGATAAACCAGTTGCCGTATTTCTGATCGGGCGTTGCGTTCTTGTACGCTTCGTCGTCCTCCATTATGGCGGCGTAGGCGAGGCTGGCAACAGCCATCATGGCACCACGCTGCATCATTTTTTCACGAATACGCAACTGATCGTTGAATGGCATCTTGCCCATAGACGCTTTGTACAACACGTTCAGACCTTGAATCTGTGCGTTGAAGAAAGGTATCAGGGAGTTGGCCACATGGATTGAGGGTGACGCGCCGCGCTTGTTAAAGTTCATGGACTCCAGCGCCAGCAACGTTGCCTCCATCTCAGACAGACCTTGCTCAATGTAGCTGTTGTACTGCGCACGACGTGTTGTGGCATCTGCCTCCATGCTCATGGCTTCAAGCTTACCGAGCGCAGTCATCCAACCCGGCTTACCTTCAGACACATCACGCAGAATCTTGGTCAAGTCCTCGGCACCACCAACAAACTGCTGGCCTCCGGTAACACCACGGCGCTCAAGCGTCTTTTTGGTAGCGGAGTTAATTTCTTTCAACGCACCAATGACAGGCATGAAGTCTGCGCCAGAAACAATAGGCGCGGCCACGGAGTCACGGAACAACTGTTTGGCTGTGTATAAAGGGCTGAGGGTAATAGCTTTGCGTAATATCTGTGCTGGGAAAGCCATGACGCGCAACATTGCGGGCATCTGTGTGGGAATGCCCTCCATGCCTTTGACCAGTATGTCGGCGGGTACGCCGGTATCAAACTCTTTGTTGCCGATCTTGACCTTCTCGGTAGCAATAACAGCGTAACGATCTTCACCGTCATCACGGAATTTAACAACGTCAGGGCCAGCAGACATCTTCACAAACTTAGCGGCTTTTAGATCAACCAACTCAAACACAGCGTTCTTGGTAGCCAGATTGCGCATGCCCATGTCCATCAACAAATTGGTGTTTTGCACCGAGCTTGTCATGAAGTCAAGGATGGGCCTGTCGCCGCCAACAAGCTCATGCAGGTACGGCTGTTCGGCAATACTGCCAATGCGGATAGGAGACTCGCCACCAATTAAAAGTTCGGCTACGCCGTTGCGTTCACGATAGAACGGTATGTAGTCGTTTTCTCTAACCAAACGTTTACCAACTTCTTTTGACAGTGCGCCAGTGCTAACAACAAACTCAATTAAGTTGCGGTTGTACTCGTTGTACTCGTCTTTTGCTTGCTTCAAAACTTTTTCTAAGCCGGGGGTGTTTTTGACGGCGGCCATAGTTTTATCAAGCAACGCTTGTGTAACGTCTTCACCAAAGTTCAACGAAGCCAAACCTTTGTTGTCTGCACGGATAGCCGCCATGTACAAAGTAAACACACGGTTTACCGCTTCCGCATTGCCAACCATAGGCTGCGCATCTTTCAGAATTTGCACAACGTTGTGTATGTTGGCGCTCTCTTTGCTCTCAAGCAAGCGCTCAATCTTGCCGTCAGCTCTTGTCTTTTCCACGATTGCCGGTGCGCCGTTGGATACTGCTTGGGACACAAAGTTCATGCGCTGGTCGTACATGCGCAAGTAATACAGCATCTGCGTTCCCTTGACCGCATCCATGTATTTGGCCAAACGCTCAAAGCCTGCAAACCTATCCACAAGCTGTGTCTCAAAAGCCAGACCTGTTAAGTTGGCTTTTATTTTTTGCCACAACGTTTTGTCTGTAGCCACAATTTTCTTAATAAATTCACCCTGTTTGGCAAGTTCAGGATTTGTGAACTCTTCTGAACGCGAGAACAATATCTCGCTTTTTTGCATTGGTTGTGTTTGATTGATTGGGTTGATGTCGGTGGCAATGATCTGCGCACCTTCATCTTTGTCACCAAAGTCAACGTAGTTGTATGTACCGGGTACTCCTAAACCCGTAGCAGAAAATCTTGACACGCCATCAAAAAACTTAATACCCGCAACACCTTCGGCATGCAGCATTTCAGATGTGAACATGTCACACAACTCACTAGGCATACCGCCCTGTTCAAGCACGGCACTTAAAGCGTTATACAAGTCACGCCCGTTTTGCTGATCTGGCCGTACATGGCCTATTGCACGGTTAAATACTGCTTGCTGTTTTTTATCTAAACCATCGTAGATACGTTTGAACGCATCTTTAACAACTTCCGGTTGTTTGTCTGCGTGGCTGTCATAAAGAACGTACTCGTTCTCAGGACGCGTATGCAAAGTACGCATTATGTAACCCGCTGGCTCAGGCACAGGTGGCCCAGACGGAGGGTTGTACGTAAAGTCGTTTATATCAAACGCGTCAATATCACGTAAAGTTTCTTTTGCTTCGTCATACACTTGTTTTGTGTATGGGTCTTTCCCGTAAGCAAAGCGTTCAAAAAACTCCCCAAAATCTTTTACATTTTTGCTTGCTTCAGCTTTCACACTGGCAATAGCTTCTTTCCAAGACGGTGGTGTGCCTTGGTTGGCATCCATCATTTTGTCAAATGCGTGTATGACCTTTGCGGCAGTGGGGTACGCTTTGTACAACTCAATGTACTCTTTGCCTTTATAAACAGGAAATTGATTAACCGCTTTTAAATGTTCGTCAGCAGTTTCTGCAAATTTTTTAAGCTCTTCAATTTTTTTATCTACTTCTGCGTCAGACAACCCCTGCATCCACTCCACACGCCAACTTAAAGGTTTAGTTACAGGCCCGTACCCGTAGTTTCTAACTGGTGTTGCAGTTATAGGTCTGGCAGTTACGCGTGCAGGTGCTGCCGCTGCCCTGACTTGTGCTGCTGTTATAGGTGTCGCAGTTCGCGCCGGTGTTGTTTGTGCTGCACGAGGCGCACTACTTAAATTAGAAAACTTTTTTCTTTCCTCTTCAATGTTTTCAATTTCGCCTTGCACAGCTTCTTTAAAAATTTTATTTGGGTTTTGACCGCTGTACGCGTTATTAGCTTCGCGCAAAGGCATATTCAAAAACTGTTCTGGAATACCTGCTGGCAATTTACCTGTAAATTCAGGTCTTTGTGTTTGAAGCCATGCTTGTATATCAGGGCGGTCAACCCATTGGTCATACAGGCCACCTGTTTTTGTAACTGCTTCTATACGGTAACTGTCGGCAGTGCCATACTTCTGTGCGCGGTATGTTCCCCAACCATATGCTTGGGCTTTTGAACCCGTGTTCATATACGTATGGTCAAACATGTCAAAACTAACGCCTGTGCCGTGCCAAGTTCCTTTGAGTTCAAGGTGTGCTGCGCCGTAGGCAAAATTAACCAAATCTCCAGCAGTCAAGTTCTTAGAAGTGATGCCAAACTTCTCAAGCGCTTTCTTGAACCCGTCCACCACCATCTTCAACCAGTTTTTGACTGCGTTGCCGCCTTTAACGCCAACAGGCTCTACGCCCATCTGCATGGCTTCTTCAACAGCGTATGCCAACAACTCATCGTCAATCTGGTGTGGTGGAGTGTTAGCAGCCTGAACCCTGCGCACGGCGGCTTTACCAACACGCGCTTCCATTGAGTCTTCAGTTTTGTTTGCCCAGTTCTTGACTGTCTTAACCAGCGCGTTGTACTGGCCTTCGTTAAAGAAGTTGCGGAATCCCAAATGCACGCCAACTTCATGGAGCAGTACGCCCAGTCCGTGGCCCTTACCAATGTTGTTGGCAAACAGTACGGCCTTGCCGTTTTGCACAAAACCTTTGGCGTCTGCTGGAATTAAACCGTCGTATTTGGACTTACCTACACCTTTTAATTTTGGTTGCTTGTCAAGGAAATCTTGAACACTCTCATACACCGCCAATTTATTGGACACCATTGCTTCTATTTTGCGGCCAGTAACAGGCTCGCCCATACCGGCGGTGAGTTCGGCTTCAAGCTCAGCCTTGGTCAGCCCTTTAACTGGTGTGCCACGGGAGAACTCAAAATCATCAAACAACCCTATGTTGGGGTCAATCATCTTGCCTTGCTTGCGTTTGCTTGGCTCTTTCAGCTGGGGTGCTTTGGTACCCAAAATCTTTTTGGCCAGCTCGTTGGCATCGCGTATATCAGCGCGATCCATCTCATCCATTTCTGCTGGAGTAAACGCTTTCGCTACGCCTGACCCAGTACGGAATGGCTTAGCCGCCGCCAACGCAGAAGTGCTCGGCACAGTAGCTGCCTTGGGTGTTGGTGCAGGTTTGCCTGTAAGAAAAACTTCTTTCTGTGCTTCCAACGAAGCCAGCTTCTGCATAGCGCCCAGCTTGAGGGTTGCCTGTACGCGTTTGACGTTGGTGGTTTTGGGGTCGGCCATGATGTCGGCCAACTGCTCCATGTTTTCTGGCCCCATGAACGATTGCACTTCACCGCGTGCGTCAAAGATTTCATCATCAAACATTTCAATTTGTTTGTCTTTGACCCGCTGAAGTACTGCGGCTTCGTCAACTTCTTTTGCGGCTTGCACACCTTTGTCACGCAAATCATCAAGGCGCTTTTGTTCCGGCGTGCTGATGTCCGCAACTTTGCGGCCTTTCTCAAACACTGCGCCGGGCAAGTCTTTGACGCTGATGCCATCCTTCTTGAACGCAGCAGTAACCTTAGGCCACCAGACTTCCACATCTTTTTGGAATTCGTTTGCACGCTTCTGTGCTTCATCAACCGCAGCTTGCTGTGCTTTTACTTGTGACTCTACGCGCTGCGCAGAGAACGGATACTTCAACTTACCCAATTCGCCACGACCACCAAGTTCAACAGCGGTCAAAGGCTCCTTGCGCATGTCTGCCAATTGACGCTCAAGCAGTTCTAAATACTCACGCTCTGTTTTGAGGTCTTTGTCCAGCATGGCTTCGGTGGCAACAACGTCGTTTTCAATTTCACCAAAGCGAGCTTCTTGCAAGTCGGCCAGTTCTGTTTCAGCTTTCTCAATGTTCTCAACAAGCCCTTGCACTTTCTGCAAGTTGTTAATCAGGTTTGGCGCTTGGCCAGTACCCTCAGTCATTTCTTTCTTTGCCGCTTCAATTTGCGACTCAACTGTGGCCAGACGTGTCTTAGCGGCTTTCAAAGCACGACGTGCGCGTTCGATCTCAGGATCAAGCAATTCACCCAACGTATCAGACAGGCGTTGACGGGCTTTGCCCATCGCCTTGGCCATAGCGTCTTTGTATGCGCCACGTTGCGCAATCAACTTTTCTTCAGAATCAATTGCGGCGCGTTCCCCGTCAGTCAACAACAACGAACCACGCAAACTTTGTTTAATAAGTTTTATTTTGTCTAGTAACGGGTCAGTAAGGCTGCGGCTTTCTTCGGCTTGTTTACGCACAACGTCGTTGCTGTCTTGCATAAACTCAACCAAACGATTGTTTGCGTTCTCAAGACGTTGGCCCAAAGCTACAGCTTGCTGTGCTTCTTTAAGCCGTATAAGGTATTCAGGTCTTATTTTTTCGTTGAAGTTTGGAATTAGTTTATCTCTTACATACTCCATCTGCTCTGGTGTGTAAATAGCAGATAGTCCGTCAAAAATCTTTTTGGCCAACCTTGAGTTGCTTTCTTGCGTTTGCTTTATTGACGGGTTGTAATTTTGGTTAAAGATGTTTCGCACAATGGCCAAATACTGATCCATCAATGCTTTATCTTCTTTTGTAATTCCTGCTTCAGGGTACGTCACAAACATTTTTGCAATGTCTACGTTTGTGTAAAGCCCCAAATTAAAGTCTCCTGACTTAGTCAGGAAAAACTTCATGTTGTTTTTAATAGCGTCAATCTGTTTTTGCAACGCCTGAATTTGCTCAACGCCTTGTTTGTCTTTGGCAGAACGCGCTTTTTGGTTGGCTTCTGTTTTTGCCTTGAGCTTGCGTGCTTGATCCAGCGCTTCCCACACAGGCTTGATCTGTGGGGATTTGGCAAAGTTGGCGGGAGTGGCACGGATATAACCAATGTCTTTGCGGGTCTCAGGGAACAACTGGCCTTGACCTGCTGCGCCTTCACCAGCAATCTCACCTTCTTGGGCTGTACGTTCATACAGCTTTATGGCATCTTGAAGCTCACGCAGTGCGCTACCCTCGGGTGCCAATTCGGCTTCATACCCCACGGACTTGTATGTGCGCCCGCGTTCCCCAAAGCGTGTCTCAGCTTCTCTGCCGGGGACATTCTCTACAACGCGTTTGCCGGGGACAGCTTCACGTTTTGTGTACACCTGCTTGCCAAGGTCTTCGCCACGCAGAATGCGTGCGGCTTGATTCTGGGCTGCGTCAAGCAACTCTTTACTGGCTTTGCCGTCGTCGATGATTTCTTTGACGCGTTCCAGTGAATTTTGTATTTCTTCCGGTGGGTTGCGTGTCAGCGCTTTGTCGATCATGTTGCCCACGTATTCACGCAGGCGGCGTAGTTCTCCGCCAGCCGTCTTGGCTGTTTCACCGCGAGCTTCGGCAACCTTCTGAGCTTCGGTGGCCGCAAACTGCTGCTTCAGTATTGGTGTTTCACGTGAAACCTGCGATGGCAGTTGGGATAAGCTGTCAACAACTTTGGCAATCTGCGCTTTGAAATGCTTGATTTCTTTGTTGCTGGCGGGCATTTCTTTAATTTGCTCTGCCATCGGGCGGGTATCAACAAATTCCCAAACAAACGGAAGCGTGCCTTTGTCCAGCAATTCTTTTATTTGTTTTCTGATAACCGCATTAGTCCTAACGTCTAGTGCAGCAGCGGCAGAATCCACATTCGTTACTGGTTTAATTTGTGCTTCTAAAGCGGTAAACACCGGTGTAGGTTTTTTAACCCATTCACCTGTGCTAGATGCCCCAGCAGGAACTTTAGACGGCGGTGTCTCACTGTATCTACGTTCAGTAATTGCGCCTCGAATAATCTTACCTGCGCGTTTCTGCGCAGGTTGCACAATTACTTCTTCATATTTGGGTTTTTCCGTAAATTTCTGTACGGGTTTTACTTTTGAACGATCAATCCATTCACCCACCACATCATGAATGCGCGACGCGGCCTTGATTGCTTCGTCGTAACTCAATGACGGTTTACCCGCAATACGGCGGTGAATAGCAGCTTCTTCCAACACGGCAGATATGTACTGACCACGGGCTTCCTCAGCTTGCTTGGCCAACACCACAGGAGACGCAGCGGCCACGCCTTTGCCGGGTTCTACGCCTTCTTTACCCAGTGCATCACCGCGACGCAGTCGATCAAGCTTGTCTTCAATAACGTTTAAAGCCGTGTTTTGTTCATTGCGTACACGCAGCACTTCTTTGGCGTAAATGCTGGCTTGTGGGCTTGTTTTGGCGCTGGGGAACCTTCCTTTTGTCAATTCTCCAGCAGGCACGTCTTCGGCAAAAGCGTTGATCTGCTCCAACGCTTGGTTACCTCTTTCAAACGCCGCTGTTGCAGCGTCTTGGTTATTTGACCGCAGTGCGGCATCACGTTCTTGTTGGGCGGTATCAATCTGGTCAAGCAGTTCGTTAATCTTGGTACGTGCGCGTTCTGCTTGTTTAGGTTGACTCAATGGCATCAACGCAGCGTTCACCGCTATGACTGGGGGTTTACCCTTACTGATCTTCTCCAGCTTTGGCTCGACCATGTACTTGAAGAACATGTCATCACCAACGTCGTTGCGCTGGTTCTTGAGGTCGTCCATGTACGAAGTGAATGCCTGCACCTCTGGCGTTTCTTTCTCTGGCTTGGTAACACCGAACGCTGCCTTGCGTGTCTCCATCTCCTGCTCAAAGGCGGTTCTCTCTGCTGTTGTCTTCTCTTTGCGCATGGGCGCAAGCTGCAACTTCAACGCGTCCAACACGGCAGAGTTACGCACACCAGCAGGTAAACCGGGTAACTGCAATCTACTTCTTTCAACCTGCTCAGCCAAGTTGGGGTTGCGCATCAGGTATGCGACATAGTCGGCAACGGCTTCGTTGGGGCCTTTTTCACCGGCCATCTGTTGTTCATTGGCCAACTGAATGCTCTCGGCGGCATACTTTGCTGCAATATCCTCTGCCTTCGGTGCCTCAGGCGGCGCGGCAATCTGCTGCTCATACAGCTCAGGCTCAGCAGGTGCCTGCCCAATCTCCTCAGGCTCCATGCCCAACGCATACTCATACGGAGTTAGCTTGGCAACTCGTGCTTCTTCCTCAGCACGTTTCAGAATAGGCTTGACACGCACATACTCCTCAGCCAATGGCTTGAG